CTTGGCTGCCATAGTATCTTCGATAGATGAGTTGGAGAAGAATGTTCCTGAGCAAGCAAAATTCAAGTTGAACGGCAAATGGATAGTCTTTTAAGAGAGGAGAAGAAAGATGGTTAAGAAAGAGGTAGAGACGGTAGGAAAACAGGTCATCTTCACACAATCAAGACTCATGGATTTCCTGACGTGTGAAAGATTTGAGTGGTATAAATATCGAGCGGCAGGTGTAGGCGTTGAGGTTGTCGCAAAGGAGGACTTCTTTCTGGAGGGGGAGTTCGGTCATTACGCACTTCATCATTGGTATAAGAATCCTCCGCATGGGTTGATGCTGCGGGAGAATATGGTCAAACGGATCAAGGGAATGATGGATGACCTCGGCGAGATTAACCCCGAAGATTACGAGCGGAAGGAGATGAAATTGGCGGCGATGGTTGGAGCCTGCCATGCGTACAAAGTTAAGTACAAGGACGACTTCAAGAAGTATGAGATCCTGTTCACCGAGAAGCAGTTTGAGATAGACATTGAGGGTATAACTTTCAGGGGAAAGTTGGACTTGGGGGTCAAGGAGAGGGAAACCGAGGATGAGGGATTCGTGGAGCACAAATTCGTGAGTAGTTTCTCGTCGAAGAACTACGAGGTGTTGCCTCTCAATCTTCAACAACTGATCTATACCCTGGGGTTCAAGCAGATCACTGGTAAGTATCCCAAGTGGTATATCTGGAACATGATAAAGAAGTCGCAACTCCGCCGGACGGGAACGAAACCTAAGAAGGGGGAAGCGGTGGCGCATCCAGAGCCGTTGATTCAGTATGAGTCACGGGTGCAACAGCAGTACATCGAGGAGCCGGACAAGATGTTTCTGAGGACGCCACCAAGACTTGTGGAGGCAAATGCCTTGGAGGAACTGAGGAAGATGGTCGCTTATCATCTAGCTTCGTGGGTGACGTTGAGTAGGGGCAAGGAGATCCCTGCCATGCGGTTCTCTTCGTGTGAGGGCAGGTACGGCTCGGTCTGCCCGTTTGGTCCTGCTTGCGTGGCGCAGATGGCCGGACACAAGGATGGATGGAACTCAGGGGAGTGCAGTGGGTTGTATAGAAAGAAGGTTGTTCAACATCCTGAATTAGAAGGAGGTGATAAAGAATGAGTAAAGATGTGATTGGCCCGGACGGTCAGGCAATAAGAAAGTTGCCCAAGAACATGAATTTCACGTCCGCAAAACAGATATGGATAGGCGCGCCAAAGATCGGCAAGACTTCGACAGCAGCCGCATTAGGCACGGTGTCGGAGAAATACAATCTTGGGTTCAAGCCTTTCTTCATATTGTTTGAGGGCGGTTCGGGTGGGGTTGAGTTCGAGGGAACTTCTCAGAAATGTTCGGACTGCAAGGGAGCAGGCAAGGTGGGAAAGAAGAAGTGTGAAACTTGCGGGGGTACAGGATCGGTTCGTCTCATCCTCTCAGACACAAAGGAGATACGCAAGTGGTTTGAGTGGGTGGTTAAGACAGACTACAATCCGATCATCCTCGACACCTGCGATGCCATGTTCCAGACGGTTATGGACAGCATCTGTGCTGAACTCGGCATCGTCTCGCCTTATGGAGCGGGAGATCATGGGATCGCCTGGTCTATGATCTACGACGAGATGAGAGAGTTGCTCGGTATATTGGATGGGGCCGATAAAGGCATCATATTGATTATGCACGTGTACATGGTGGAGAAAAGGATAAGTGGCGGTATAGTACAGAAGTCCACGTTCAACGTGGCGGGAAAGACACGGCAGTATCTTGCGGGGTTTGTGAATCAGATCCTACACTTCGATATTGTGCCTGACGCAGACGGTGAAAAAGACAAACATGTGCTTATCGCCGAGAGTCAGTCCGGGATAGAAGCTGGAGACCAGTGGGGTATATTTCCTCCCCAGTTGGAGTTGGGGGAAAACGAGGAAGAAGCAGCCGAGGCAATACTGGAGTGTTTCGGTTATTTAGAAAAGGGGTGAAAGATGGAATTGTTGTTTCTGTTGACGGTCATAACAATAGGATTGATATGGATGGGGAGGATGTGAAATGAGTATGAACAAAAGATTGCTTGAAGCAAGGCGCAGGTTCAGGGCGCAGAAAGGAAGGTTGTCCGGTGCGTTCAACAATGAACCGTTCCCCCCCGGTATTTATACCTGTCGGGTAAAAATGTCGGAGGTTCGGGACATCGAACGTAAGGGAGAGGAACATCCTTGTCACTTCCTGATGTTGACGGTGGAGGTGGGGGATGTAAAGGGACGGAACATGTTTCCGTTCGCACCTGCGCTTGATGACCAGGACGGCATTCTTCAATGTGCCCGTAACATTCGTTCGATTCTGGGGGATGTAATATCCGGCCGGAAGTTGCCGGGTGGAGAGTACGAAGTGGACTACGACCGTTTCCTCATGGAGGTGGAAGACCTCGCCAACAAGTGCATGGGGGAGTTGGTTGAGGTGACGGTGAGGAACGCTAAGACGAAGAGGGATGACGGCACACCGTGGCAAAACGTCTTCATCAACCGGGGGTTGGGTGAAGACGCGGCCTCGTTGGACGAGGAGGGCACGACGGAAGAGCCTGTGGATAAAGGGGATGATTTGGACTATAGAATCAAGAAGCCCCTGAAGTCCGATAAGAAAATTAAGCGGATAGTTAAAAGAAAGAAGTGAATTGAATGAGCGTGGTGTGTAGCGATAATCCTCTCTGAGAGAAACGGGGAGGCCGCCGAGACCACACCACGCTCATCATTTGGGGGACGGTAGATGATATATTTGATTTGTGATGGAAAAGATCTCTCCCTTTTGGAGGGTTCGGAAAACAGGGATGTCGCATATCGAAGGCTGGATGCTCTCAATGAAGGCCTCAGTAAGGGATCTCAACTCCTAATGCGGATAGTCCCCAGCATAAAAAAAGGCAGGAAAAAGCCGATTACACAGCAGATGGTAAAGGATGCAATCAAGGCCAAGTTGAAAGGCGTTCCTCTCAGAAGTTATGTCAAGCAACATGGAGTTGATTTGGCGAAGTTGAGCAAGATGGTCAACAAAGAGTGGGGGTACACTAAACCGTGGCCTAAAACAAAATGTTAATTCCGAATTAACATCCGACGGGAGACGGTGTGATAAAGATTCTTGACCGTATGGTTAATTTCATCGAAGCGAGGGCCGACATCACGGCCATTGTTCAGTCCCACTTCCCTGAGTGGGTTCCCGATGGTCTTGTGATGTGTCCGTTCCACGACGACACCAAACCATCTCTCCACATTTCGCCTGAAGGCAAAGCTAAGTGTCATAGTGGGCGGTGTGATTTCTTTGCGCGGAATATCATTGACTTGTTCGCCAAACTTGAGGGTGTGACATACAACGATGCGCGGTGGGTCCTGTATGGGCACATCGTGAGGAGTATCCCGGACTCGCGGGTAGAAGCCCACCGGAAGATCCTCAAGACAAAACACAACGTCCTCAAGTATGTGCGCCATGAACGACGAGTAAGCGACCACATAATCGAGTTGTACGAACTGGGTTATGATTTGAGCACCAACAGGATTACCTTGCCGATACGGGATCAGTTCAATGTGTGTGTCAACATCAGGAAGATGGCGTGGAGAAAGAAAGAACGGGAAAACGGCAAGGTCATCAGCATCAAGGGTCATGGTGAGGTGCGTTTGTTTCCTGAGAACAAAGTGGTGGGTGAAGATAAGGTCCTCTTGGTTGAGGGTGAGTGGGATGTTCTAGTCGGGCGCACTCATGGTCTTCCCACCGCTACGTGGACGGGCGGATCAGGAAGTTGGAATGATGATTACGCTTGGCTCTTTCGGGACAAGATTGTTTTTGTTCTGTACGACCGGGACGAAGCGGGGGAGAAGGGTACTGGACTGGTGGAGGATAAATTGGGGAAGTGGGCGAGTTATGTTGAGGTGCTTCCTTCCCCTAACATCAAAGGGAAGGATTTGTCCGATTGGATTCGGGCAAACAGTTCTTACGCACACAAGTTGGGAGATCACATCGAGGGATTCGAGTTGCCGAAAGTGAGGAAGGTGAAGCGATGTCCGTATTGTGGACAGGAGATAAAAAGTGAGACACAATCCTGATTGCGACAGATGCCCTCTAGGTCCATCCGTGCTTCGGCACAGGTGTGTGTGGGGCAGGGGCAACAAACACGCGCCCCTCATGCTTGTTGGCGAAGCACCTGGGTTTGAGGAAGATCTGGCCAATCTTCCTTTTGTGGGGCAGGCTGGAAAGTTGCTTGATCATGTCCTCAACAAATTGGGGATTGAAGATGTTTATATCACGAATGTTCTCAAATGTCACCCCCCTCAAGATAGATTGCCTTGTAAGAAGAAAACCGGGGATTACTTCGAGCAATGCCGACTGTATCTCGACCAGGAGGTTCGAGACGTGAACCCCAAAGTAGTCGTGTTGTTGGGGGGAACAGCCTTGAGTTTTCTTGCGGGTGAACGGTTCATCACCAAGTGGGAGGGGATGGAGATTGACCCGGTGTGGATGGGGATAAGAACCTTCGTGGCGTTCCATCCTGCTTATGTTCTCCGTGTTCCATCGAAGGAGGTTCGTCTGGCTCAAGCGATAGCAAGAGCGGCGAAGGCAGCGGGGGTCAGGGTGAGAACAAAAGGATGGGAGGGAGGAAGATATGACTACGACGTTAGGACATAAGTCGAGGCTCAACAACATCTGGATCGCCCTTGACTTCGAGACATCCGACCCCAATAAGTATGCTTGCAAAATTGACCGGGTATGTGCTGCTAAGTTCAACATCAAGACAGGCAAGGTCCTCAATAGAATTGACCACAACTTGAGAAGAGATAGTAACGTCAGGTTGTGTGGGGAGGATCTCCAGTGTCCGGTGGTAGTCCATAACGCATCCTTCGAGCTTCACCTCATGGAACGTCGTCTTAGCATACCCATCAAGGGTGAACTCCATGATACGTACCTGATGGCAAAACATTTCAGGAACGACCTTCCCGCCTATGATCTCAAGTCCCTCTCATGGTATTTCCTTGGCGACCTTTATACGCCGCTCACCAGACTTCGTGAGTGGATACACAAACACAACATGAAAGGAGAAGACGACATCGAGTTCGATATGACCAAGTGCCCGGACAACTTGGTGCATGATTACTGTATGCACGACGTTAAAATGACGGCGAAAATTGCTTCGCTACTATACAAGGAGGTGAGAGATAACTATGCGTACCAACAAGACGCGGAAATGCTCCGGGTCAACGCTGGAGTGGAAGCGAGTGGAATTACCGTTGACGTTCCATATCTCAAAAAGTTCGGAAGTCTGGGTAGGCGAAGGGTCAGGAGAAATCTGGATCAAGCTGCCGAAAGGTTGCGAGTTGAGGACGGCAAAAAGCCGACAGGTCATGCGCTCAGGAGACACTTATCTGATCTTGGGGAAGGTCGCCGTACTCCGACAGGGATGACACGGGCCGACGACGTGGTGCTTCGAGACCATGCCTTGAGTTCCCCCGTCCGCGCCGTCCAGCGTGTGCGGAGAGATCAGAAGTTGGTCAATACCTATGCGAGAAACATTCTAGCGGTCGTGAACGAGAAGGGAGTCTTCCATCCCAATCTCGCTCAATCGGCAGCCATCACACGCAGATACAGATCGTGGAACATGTATGGGGATAACGGCATGATCGTGAAGGGGCAGGTCCAGAACGTGCCGCGTGGATCGGGAATCAGAACGGGATTCATTGTCCCCCCCGGGTTCGCCTTTGTTAAACTCGATCTTGCTTCGATTGAAGCGAGACTTGGCTCACATGCCATGAGTGTGTTTCTCGGCGAAGATTGGTTCGCCAAACAATATAGGGAGAAGGAAGGTTTCAACATCTACCTGCATGTGGTTGAGGAGTGTACGGGGCACAAAGGGATTACCAAGAAGGACAATATCTACGAGGCCTACAAGCATGGAACCTTGGGGGTGCAGTACGGTGTGGGGATAAATCAATTCTACCGAACCCTCCATGATAAGTTTCATTTGCCTTACACGGTCAGTAAGTGTGACGCTATTTACCAAAGTATCAGAAGAAAGTTCCCGGTTTTCCATGCTCTTCAACGAGCCGTGTCGAGTCTTGTTGAAACAAAGGGACGGTTGTATGATGACTTTGGGGCTGTCTATTATCTGCCCCCCTCGGAACGATACAAGGGAGTGAATTATTATTGCCAGGGGTGTGCGGGAAATGTGTTCAAGTGGTGGGTCTTGCGAATGGACAAATTGATGAGGGGCACTCAAGATTACATGTTCAACTTTGTCCATGATGA